AATTTACTTGCAGCTAGTGGTTGGGGAACGGCACTCGTATTGTTTTTAGGGAACTTAATAACGCCCCCCGGATAGAGATTCATATATGAGGAGGGAATAATGAAGGCAATAAAAGACGGATATGAGGGGAGGCGGCCTAATAATAAACAGCCCACTGATCTTACTTCCGAATATTTAGGGGATTCTGTGACCGCCAAACTATGCTCAACTATACACGACCTACTCGGCCCCTTCGACGGAAGAGACCCCGACACGGACGGGCCGATTGACCTGGAGACAAGCGGCGCGGCGATACGGAAGGCGCAAAAGGTGCTAGAGGAGGTGGAATGATGTCACGAAGCGAAGCAGTAAGAGAAGAAGCCCTAGTCCTTGACAAGTACCGCTGTCAAATCTGCGGCTTCAACGGCGAGGACCTAGCGGACCGTAGCAGGTTGCACGTTCACCACGTCAAGCCGCTAGGCATGGGAGGCAGCGATTCGAGGGATGTCGTGGCAAACTGTATAACGCTATGCGATAAGTGTCACGGCTTAGTGCATAGTGGCCACTTGAAGATCGAGCGGTGGACACGCGGCAAGGAGTTGGCCGTCACTGACATGGAAAACCGTCGCCAAGAGGTGTGGTTCGATAAGCGCCACGAAGCCGAACGCCTCCAGCTAGTCGAAGCACGAATTCAAGGCCTCGCTATGATCGAGGGCGACGTTGCAAGAGACCTCTATGAGCTATCGCAGGGCTATAAGCTCTTAGAGCCTGACGCACGGTCCTTCGCGCAATATATCGCTGGTCGCAACGTGTCGGCGAACAAGGCGACGCAAGCGGCTAGGGCTTATGGGTGGATGGAGGAGAATGGGCTTCAGTGGCCGGTGGGATTGACGAGCGAGAAGGCGGATATCATACGCAAGGCAATCGAAGGTGGCGAGCCGTACCCTGACGAAATAGACGCCCAGGCATGGCTTGACGCCGCTGTTGACCAGAGCGTGAGCGACCTAAAGCAAGAGCTGATCGACGATGGGCTGATGAAGGCGTCGGTGAGGTGGTATATTCATATACGAACTAAAACCTCGGCCCCTAGCAATCCGGTTATTGATGGACAGATAGCGCTTGTGCGGGCGCGTAGTGTAGACGAGGCACTAGGGCTTAGTACGCCACTTATGTGGGACCTCCGAGGAGGGCATACCACTATGGTGATCCGCGCGGACAAGTTCGTCGCCGGCCTCAACTGGGACCGCAAGACGAAGGTACTCACGGATCGAGACGGGAATGAGGTGCCGTATAAGGATCTAACATGAACGATAGGAAGGAAGGCGGCTTCGGATTCAATGAACGGTCAATTATATTGGCATGTATGGAGATACTCAGCGCGTACAGGCTCGCTCCGTTCAAGCCATGCCCGACAACGTACTTTCCCGCCGGATGGTTTCAGGCCGCGCAAGAGAAGGAAAGCACAGAGAAGCAGAGTATGGTATAATGTGAGTCAGAGGTGAAAAATGGGTAAGGTAGGTAGGCCAAGGAAGTTTCAGAGCGTCGAGGAAATGGCGGCTGCTATTGACGCGTACTTTACTAGTTGTGATATACGAATGAAGCAAGTAGTGAATAGAGACGGAACGGTTACTGAAGTGTTGTGGCCTATGCCCTATACAATGAGTGGATTAGCCGAGGCAATCGGAATATCAAGGCGTCGGCTGTTGGACTATAACGACCGTGAGGATGAATATGGTAAAGAATTTCGTCCCACGATTACGCGGGCGCGGGCGCGAGTGGAGCGCAACCTTGAGGAACGCTTGTATGATGGTGTTGGTTCACCGCGTGGCCATGAGTTCGGATTGAAGAACAACTTTGACTGGCGCGACACGCACGACCACAACGTGAAAGGCAACGTGGCGATTCACTTTGACAAGGAAGACGAGGAGCTATAGGAGGATAATGTGGACTATGAGAAGATGGCCAGAGAACTATATGCAGCACTAGCCACAATAGTGGGCGACGAACCAGAAATGATGAGCGCGGGTTACGGTAAGCCACAGATACGAATATCGGGCCTGTTTGACTTGTTGTCCGTGGGTGAAGATGTGAATGCTGGCGTGGATCTAATCAAGAAATATAAGGGATGCTTTGATAAGTAGTAATGTTTTGGAGTTATTACCACATAGAATTATCTGTGGCGATTGCCTAAAGGTCATGAAGACTATCAAAGACAAGTCGATTGACATGATCCTCTGCGATCTGCCTTACGGTACGACAGCCTGTAAGTGGGATGTTGTTATTCCTTTCGAGCCTCTATGGGAACAGTACAAGCGAGTCATTAAGGACAACGCTGCGATAGTATTGATGGCAAGCCAACCATTCACAAGTATGCTGGTTATGAGTAATCTTGAGATGTTCAAATATTGTTGGGTGTGGGAAAAGAATAGAGCGACCTTATTCCAACACGCTAATAAAATGCCAATGAAAAAACACGAGGATATTGTTGTTTTTTATCACCGATTGCCCGCGTATAATCCTCAATTTACAATAGGTAAACCGTATGTGGACAACAAAAGGCCTCGCGGAATGCCTAGTGGATTAGTCGCTGGAAATAAGACCGCAAAAACCAAGAAACCGATTAAGAATAGCGGAAGGAGATATCCAGTAAGTGTCATTCGTGGGTTTTATGAATCAACCGGTAACGCTCACCCCACTCAAAAACCTGTCGTCCTCTTCGAGTATCTTATCAAGACGTACACAAATGAGGGAGATCTAGTTCTAGACAACTGTGCTGGTAGTGGCACGACGGGAGTAGCATGTAAGAACTTAGGCCGCCAATTCATTCTAATCGAGAAAGACCCCGACTATTACAGGATAGCGTGCAACCGTATCGCCGCAACGCCTGAGAGGTTGATATGACATGCCCGAACCCTGTAAGAAGACCGCCAAGCAACACGAAGCAATTGCCCTACTGAAGGGTAATGCCCGCCATGTGATGTTATATGGCGGCTCTAGAAGTGGTAAGACGTTCATCCTGCTCTATGCCCTAATCGTTCGCGCCCTTAAAACCAAGTCGCGTCACTTGATCCTCCGCTTGCACTTCAACCACGTGAAGACAAGCGTATGGCACGACACGCTACCCAAGGTAATCGAGCTGATATGCCCCGACTTGCCGATAACGTGGAATCGTAGCGACTACTTTATCTCGTTCCCGAACGGCTCGGAGATATGGATCGGCGGGCTCGATGACAAGGAGCGCTCGGAGAAGGTTTTAGGGACTGAGTACAGTACGATCTTCTTCAACGAGTGTTCACAGCTCACTTACGACTCGATCATTATGGCGCGCTCACGGCTTGCTGAGAAGACGGATCTAGTGAACAGGGCATACTACGACTGCAACCCACCGCACAAGAAGCACTGGGCATATCAAGTGTTCATTGAGCACAAAGACCCCACCGACAAGAACCACAAGCTAGAGATACCCAAGCCAGAGCGGTACGCATCGATGCTGGTGAACCCCATCGACAACGTTGAGAATATCGCCGAAGACTTCATGGAGGAGCTAGAGGGGTTCCCGCTACGCAAGCGACAACGATTCCTAGAGGGTCTGTGGCTAGAGGCGATGGAAGGTGGGCTGTGGAAGTATGACTGGATAGGCCGCGAGCTAGACCCACCGGACATGGAGCGGATAGTCGTAGCGATAGATCCGGCGGTGACGTCGAAGAAGACCTCCGATGAAACGGGGATCATCGTAGCCGGTAGGTGTGGCAATCGGTTCTACGTGCTAGAGGATCGGAGCGGACGCCACACGCCAAAGGGGTGGGCGGGTAGGGCTGTCAACGCTTATCACCACTGGAAGGCGGACGCGATCATCGGCGAGGTCAATAACGGCGGCGACATGATAGAGACGATCATCCGTGACATGAGCAAGAACGTGAACTATAAGCAAGTCACGGCGACGCGGGGAAAGATCGTCAGGTCGGAGCCGATCACGGCACTCTACGAAACAGGACGGTGCTTTCACTGTGGCATGTTCCCTGAGCTAGAGGATCAGATGACCACGCCCGTTGAGGAGCTTGAGGAAGACGATAGAATTGATGCGTTGGTATGGGCTGCAACAGAATTGATGCTCAAAGACAAGCCAATCCTGGACGTCTACTCAATTGAGCTGTGATACCGAGCGGTAACATCCTACCCGAAAGATGCTCTATGGCGCGGCATATTCCCGCTCGGTAAGCTGACTTGACTTTCACGGTAAGGTATGGTAGTGTGTAAGTATGGCGGCTGTGACATCGACACAAGGCGGTAACTTAGGCTGCTAACCTGCCGAGCCAGTCGCCATATATGAAAAGGGAGGGAGAGATGGGTAAAAAACTAGGCGCAAAACTTAATAGGATCACTTATTTGCTTGAACAACTGCTCGCATATAGTATAGTTAGAAATAGACCTAAAGGAGTAGATAATGAAGCTATTCGATGTGCTATATGTAGTGTTAGGCTCATCGAGCACCATAAATATCTGTACGATGAAAGAAGAGTGTGCGCGGATTGTTATGACCTCTGGGGACAAACCCCGACAATAGGAAGCCTTGTGGCTCTAGTCGCCCGCGCGAGGGAGAATCTATGACCGCCACTTATGCCAAGTACACGCTCCAACTCAACACCGTAACCGACGCCGACGTGATCGAGTACCTAGCGGCGCAGGCCAACAAGAACGATACGATACGACAATTGCTGAGGAAGCAATTGTGCAAGGAGAAATATGAGACTGATTCTCCTAACTGGGAAACAGGCACAAAGATCAACGACCACTATACCCTGTGAATAGTCAACAGCCTGTTGACCAATCCGCACCCCTCTCACTGGTTGATTAGCGCGTATACCAAGTACATACGATCGTATACAAATTGTCCCTACACCATAGAGACGTTTACCTTTCGGTTTACATACATGGTTTATCTTACCGCGCAAGAGGTAAGTAATACTGCAATCGAGATGCACAAAAGCGTTGCACGAATACCACATTAGTGCTATACTACTTGCGGGGGTGGTAGCATGAAGAAGATGGTATTAGTACTGACAGGTGGATTGATCATTCTAGCTGTGGCGGTCACTGGATTCTGTAGTGATCCGGCTATCGAAGGCCTAGGGGTGCAGGAATTCATCGAGCAAGTGAGGGTCCAGATCCTCGTATATTGCGACTATTACTCAAGGCCGTTGCACTGGTATCAAGAAGAGTACGTCAAAGACGCGCCAGAGGACATGGAGATCGAGTGGAAGTGTCGCAAGGGTGATTGGTGCGAGGAGCCGGAACGGATTATAATCGGCGGCTCTGGCGTGATCCTATACTCAGATATCCTGCCGGAAGGCTTGCGAGAGGAGCTAAATGCGTTCGGGTCTACCTATATTCTGACTAATGCTCACGTGGTTTATCCGTTGATCAAGGTGGACTTCTCAGGTAGCCGCTGGAAGCCTCTCGAAATTTACGCAGAAGAGGATCTGATATATGAGGCTTACCCGCCTAGCGTCGAGCCTGGTCCTGACGCGCGTCCGATCATGGAAGCGTACTATGTGCTAGATCGCAACTACGTGACGATTAAGCACCGTGTCGATCAACTATATTAGGGTACGGCTTGACAATCACAGCTACAAGTGCTATAATAACTATGAGGTGATAGAGATGGATACACAATACAGCAAGGTGGTTGATTTGGTTATCTACTCAAAAGTGACAAAAGATTTTACAGAAGAAGACTGGCTAAATCTTTCTGTTGCCGCACGAGATCAAGCTGGGACGCAGGGGCACGGTCACGCGATGCCTAAAATGCGATTAGCGCATGAAACAGTTTACAGCAATGGCGACTTGACCTTTTCTCTAGCAGATGTTCAGCATATTCAGCATCTTAAAGGGCCGAACAAAGAGCCAAATGGCTTGCATCTTATCACGCAACATACGCAATGGGACAACGACCTTGATCAATGGGAGAATCCAATTTATATTCCACAAAAGAAGGCCGAAGAGTTCTTGGCTATATGGTGCCGTTTCCGAAGTGAGATTGATCCGGCGCAACAAGGCGGGAACACTCCATGACCACCTACGAAGAAAAAGGCAAGACCACCGTCCAGATAACCACCGAAACCCGTGACCGCCTCATTGCGCTTGGCGGGATGAGCGACAGCTATGAGGATGTGATTAAGAGGTTGTTGGATGAGAGGAAGCTTGCAATCCAATAGTGGCATGGCCTAGGAGAGCCAAAGAGAGATGAATAAAACCAGGAAGAGAATAGCGCAATGTCCATATTCATCGTGTTCGGCGTGGAACTATTGCGTAATCCACAATATTAGATGCTTGCATTCATATTGTGCTGAATTTCGTCGAGCAGTAGAGAATATGGTGGATGCTATAGGATGGACACGGCTTAAGGCAAGAATTGAAAGATGGTTAGATATTTTATTTGTGATATAACTTGACACCCGCCCCTCCCCGTGGTATGATTGATGTACTGCGGTGGATGGAGGGGTATGGGACTACGACAAAAGATAGCCACTGCAATCATAAGATGGTCGGAACAGAGAGAGATTCCCATCTACGCAGACCCATCACTTTCTCACGGCACAGGTCCACAGTGGCAAGATTGGTCGGTCAAGAACGCTATCAAGGAAGGTTACAAAGCCCACTACGCCGTCTACGCCGTCTCAACTAAACTAGCCGATTGCGTCAAGCAAGTACCGTGGGTACTCAAGCGCAAGACGAAAGATGGCTTCGACGTCGTTGACAAGCATGAGCTAGTTGACATGATACGCCAGCCTAACCCCGAAGAAGAGTGGTCAACACTCAACGAGGGCGTGGACATCTTCAAGAGCATGGCGGGTAACGCTTACCAGTTGATCTCGCAAGAGGGCGGCGTCAACCTGTGGCCACTTAGGCCGGATCGCGTACAGATCAAGCCCGATGAACGAGGGCATATCGGCTCGTATGTATATGATGTAGGCAGTGGCAAGACAGTCACCTACTCCGTCGAAGAGATAATACATCACAAGTTCTTCAATCCCTCCGATGACTTCTATGGCTTATCTCCACTACAAGCGGTAGCACGGATCGTTGACACCAGTAACGCGACGATAGACTGGAATAAGACATCGATGGATAACCGTACTAGGCCAGATATGATCTTTTGGCCGGATAGCGAGGAATTCTCAACAGAGCAATATAATCTATTTCGCAAGCAACTCACTGAGCAAGCAGCTGGTAAGAAGAACGCGAAGAAGACTCTTATAGCACCGTACAAGGGAAAGATGCAAGTCATGGGATTCTCCGCCGCTGAGATGGACTTCCTCAAGTCCTTCTCCACTTACGAAGACGCGGTGTGCTGGGTGTTTGGTGTTCACCCTGAAGCACTAGGCAAGTCAGGAAGCACATTTGATAACAAAGAATGGGCAACACGGGCCTTGTGGGAAGGCCCAGTCGAAAGCCGACTCCGCTCTATGAGAGCTGTCTACAATCACAAGTTCTATCCGTTGTTTGGGACAGCCTTCCCGCCTGCGGTGGGTGACCTGTACCTTGACTTCGATATGGGGGGAACCCCTGCGGTTACAGGCCGTCGGAAAGAACAGAGCGAAGAGGCTAAGATATGGTCGGCTCAGGGAGTGCCGTTCGACCAGGTCAACGAGAGGCTTGATCTTGGATTCGAGCCGTTCCCTGGGTCAGACCAGTCGTGGCGACCGATCAATATGATCGCTGAAGGTGAAGTCGCGGGCGAAGGTAGAAGTGAAGTCCGTGCGATCAACCTTGAAACCGACGAACAGAAGGCCGCGCAATGGCTAGCCGTGGATCGGGACCGCCAAGCGTGGGAGAAGAAGGGGTGGTCGCTGGTCAGTAAACGCTTCGATCAAGAGCGAGACGTTGTAGTCAAACAGATCGCGGCGGGCAAGTACGACGTGACGATTGATGAAGAGCCATGGCGAAAGATGCTCACGCCGTTGTGGATTGCGGTCGTTGAATATTTTGGCAACGAAACGTGGAAAGACTTAGAGCTGAGAGACTTCGATCCATATACCGCGCCAATGGCAGAGTTCATCGACACGCACGTAGCCGAAGCGGTGAAGGAGATAGGTCTTACAAGTAAGACGCGGATCAAGAAGGCGGTACAGGCCGGACTCGATGAAGGGAAGTCCAGTTATGACATCTCGCGCGACATTCGAGGAATGTACAACGGATGGAGCGGGCCGTATATAAGGCCGGAACGCGCTATCGCTTCGCGGTGTATGACCATCGCACGGACTGAAGTCGGCGGGGCGTTGGGATATGGACACCAGCAAGCGGCCATACAAAGTGGGGTTGTGAAGAAGAAGCAATGGCTCACATCCGGCGATGATAGGGTGAGGGAGAGTCACAGGGCTATAAGCGGTGAGACGATAGCGCTTACTGAGCGGTACTCGAATGACTGCATGTATCCGTGTGACCCTTCGGGGCCGGCGAGTGAGGTAGTTTCGTGTAGGTGTAGTGAGCTTTACGTGACAATATAGGGTTATATGACAGATTTCGGGATAAGTGTCATATAAACTGATTTATGTGTCAAACGTGCCACATAAAAAGGAGAGGTAATGAGACAGTTAACAGAAAAACAACAGAGAGGTCTGAGTAAAATTGGGTTATCTGTTAATGATATAAGTTGGCATACTCGGAATGATGGAATTAGGGAGCGCACGGTTGAGCGAACATGCGATTACTGTGGCACTATATTCCATAGTGGCTTGTCGCGTTTAGAGAATGGTTATGGTAACTATTGCTCTAAAGTATGTAGCGCAACGGGAAAGGGAGAAAAGCTCACTGTAGAGGCCAGGATACATCCGTTAAGTTGGTCGCATGATTTAGCTTACTTGGTTGGAATGATTGCCAGTGATGGGTGTATGCTACCTCCCTGGGCAGTTCAAGTTAGTAATACTGATTTTGAGTACATGCAAAACGCAGTAGACATTATCCATGAAAGGGTCAACCCTAAGAGGATTGTGATTCACAAAGAGGTTAGGGGCGATAAGTGTTATTATACGATAAAGGCAAATCTTCGCCGGTTATATATGTTTCTTCAGAGGGTGGGCTTAACGCCCCGCAAGAGCTTGACTATGCCCGCACTAGACATCCCCGATAAGTATTTCCCCGACTTCCTAAGAGGCGAGGTGGACGGTGACGGGTGCATAAGTAAAACTAATAAACACATTGAGATAAGCTCTGGCTCAAGGGAGTTTTTGCACTGGTTATTTAGTAAGATTAAGGCGAACGTTGGTATCAAGAAGAACGAAAGGATCTATCTATGCGGAGACGGGCGAACAGGGAGAATAACATTCGATGGAAACGATATGATGAGGATGTGTCAATATATGTATAATGGTGGGCCTTGTTTATCTCGTAAGAGAGCAAGGTATCTGGCTTTTGCAGGGGAATACTGATTACTACATTTGGAGGTGGTTATCATCGAATTCAGAGCGTTTAACTTCGAGACACGCAGCATCGACGATGAAGGCAAATTCGAGGGCTATGGCTCCGTGTTTGGGAGCGTAGCGCTTGGATACAATACTGTGATGGATAAGGGGTGCTTCCTCAAGTCCATCAAAGACAACAAGGGGTTCTTCCCCTTGCTATGGTTTCATACTCCGTGGGACCCTGTAGGA